CATAATGATGTAAATAATATTAATATTCTTGTGAAAGAAGGTGAGTTTAATGGAGACAAAAATATTTATCCGGGATGGCGAGACCTGGACGAGGTTTAAGGTAAAAATCCGCGAAGTGGGAGTGTATGCCTACAAGCTTAAAAAGTATGTAGACGTGGACAAGCCCGTCCGACAGAGCAGCCGCTACGCTTATTACGAGGTGAAAGGGGATCTGCTGAACGACCATAAACAGAAGGCCAGGTGATTAAGTGAAGAAATTGATCCTCTTTAACAGGCACCGCCGTGAAAGACGGTACTGGCATGTCGCAATTGCCAGAAACCGCTACAGGGGCCGCTACGCCCTTTTGATGTACTGTACGGAAAATCCCATGCATAAGGCGTATAAAACGCACAGAATCATGGAATACAGGCGCTGTAACGGCTTTTTAGAAGCTTATTCAATGGTTCGGATTTACAACCATTAATCATGATGTAACAGGCAAAGACCTTTTACATAGTTACTCATTTATGTTTATGCCAAAGGACTAATGTGTCACGACGTTATATGCCATTGGTATGCTGTAGGGGGCGGTGAGTAGCCGCCTCCGGAAAGGAGATTTATGAACCCTCAAAAGTTAGAGAAAATTTTACAGTTACAAACTTATGGAATGTATTATCTTACCTGCTATCTGTGGGCTAAGTTTTTTGAAGATAATAATATGGCGTGGGTATACTGCCCGGAGAGCGGGAGAGACGGTATGGTTGATGAGGCAGCAGATTTTTACCTTCCTGATCAGGACGCCTACATGCTTGCTGATCTGGGACGCCCGGGGAGAAAATATATAAATATACAGAAACTGGCAAATGACTCGGGTAAAACGATTATTCTCGGTGGCGCACAGGGGAAATTTAGCATACTTGAAGAAGGTAAGCGCTTTAGTGGACCGGACGCATGGCTGTGTGAGTGTGCTGCATGCGGAAGATACTATTTTATGAATTCGTCAGGGAGCTTTGCGTGCAGAGTATGTGGAGAACATGACGGGGATCACCACTTACAAAATGTAATGTACGGTGATGACGGATTATTTGGCTTGCAGGAGTGACACTATGGCAGAACAGGAGAAGAAATATTATTGGTTAAAGCTGGATAAGAATTTCTTTAAAAGGCATGATATCAGGATTATAGAGGCCATGCCAAACGGGAAAGATTATATCCTGTTTTACTTAAAATTACTTGTCGAAAGCGTATCCCATGACGGTATGCTGCGGTTTTCTGATGCTATTCCATATGATGAAAATATGCTTTCCACCATCACTAATACCAATATAGATATCGTCAGGGCAGCTATTGGAGTTTTTACAAATCTGCAGATGATAGAGATCATGGATGATAAAACTATATTCATGGTCGAAGTTGAAAATATGACCGGAAGTGAGACAAAATGGGCGGAAAAAAAGAGGAATTACAGGGCTAAAATAGGACAAGGTGCGGACAATGTCCTTCCTGGAGTGGACGTTGTCCGACAAGAGAAAGAGTTAGAGAAAGAGAAAGAGTTAGAGATAGAGAAAGAAGTAGTCGTTGCCCCTGGCGGGTCAACTTCTCCGTTCTCTAATAACTATGATTTTGACAGTTTTGAAATGCAATGCGTAGAATATCTGATTGCATCATGCCTTGAAACTTTTCCGAAAGCAAAGGTCCCTGACACGCTGGAGAAGAAAAGAAAGTGGGCCTCTGAGATTGAGAAAATGAAACGGCTGGATCATTTAAGTGAGAGTGAAATAAAACAGACCCTGTATTTTGCAACGCACGACAGCTTTTGGAAAACGAATATCCGTAGTACAAAGAAATTCCGCGAGAAATTTGAGACGCTTTATACCCAGAACCGCAGAGGACAGGGAAAGACAGGCAATGATTTATATGATACGGCGGACAGGCTGAATAAACTGGAAGAAAAAATTGGAGGAGATCAAAAATGAAATACGAGGAATTTAAAAATATAGCAATAACACTGAAAGCAGCGTTCCCGGCGTTAAAGGCATTTGAAAATGACGAAGGCATCAGGACATGGTATGAAATGCTGAAGGACTTAGATTACGCGGTAGCTTCAGCAGCGGTTTCAGCATACATACGGGAAAGTCCGTACCCGCCTGCGATTGCCGATATCCGAAATATCAGCCGGAAGATAGTAGTACCAGACTGGTCCATTGAATGGCAGAAATTGTTAAAGAATGCATCGTTTGAGGAATTAAATGCGCCTGCGCAATATGCCGTTCAGACACTCACGGAAGAGTATGTCCGCGAAATGCTTGAAAGCAGTGAGAGAGTGGTTTTGTGTATGAAGGAATTTGAGCGACTCTACAACAATTTCTTCCGGCTAAGCAGACAGGACGAGGAAGTTTTAAAGAAACTGGGCGTCTGGAGTAATGGTATTGGTTTTATACAGATGCAGCCGAAACTTTTAATAACAGCGGATGGAAGGGAACTTGAATGAATTTTAACGAAACAGAAGTAAGAAAAGCCATTACAGTTATGAAGCCAGGAAATGCATTGTTCGAGGTTAGGGTGATATCCGGCAGAGGAAATGCAACCGGGTACTTCACAACTGCTGATACTCTCATAAATGAACTGAAACGACTGAACCTTGCAGCAACCTGTAACGTGTACATCACGTTAAACAGCATAAAAGACGAATGTTATTCCAGACAGCAGAGAGACCAGTTTATCCAGAATGGGAAGCCGACTACCTCAGATACCGATATTACTTTATATGACTGGTTAATGGTGGATATTGACCCGGTGAGAGCTGCGGGAACATCGGCAAGCAATGAACAGATTAAAAAGGCGAAGCTGAAGGCAAATGAAGTCTATGCCTATATGAAAAAGACAGGGTTCGAGGAGCCGCTTGTGGGATTCAGCGGGAACGGCATACATCTTTTATACAGCGTAGCTCTGTCAACAAATGATGAAAATAAAGCACTGATGAAAAACTGTTTGACGGTACTCGATATGTTCTTTTCTGATGATGCCGTAAAGATCGATACGGCGAATTTTAATCCGGCCAGAGTATGCAAGCTGTACGGGACTGTGGCTCAGAAAGGCGCAAACACTCCCGAACGGCCGCACCGGCCCAGCTATATCATCCGGTCTCCAGAGAAGCCGGTCCAGAATAAGAAGATGCTTCTGGTAAAACTGGCTGGATACCTGCCGGAACCGGAGAAACCGCAGCGGTATAACAACTATAACCCGCGCCAGTTCGATCTCGATGAATGGCTCGATCATTACGGGCTGAGATACACGAAGGCCAGCTATGGCAGCGGGACAAAGTATATACTGGAAAAGTGTCCATTTGATGATAACCATACTGGGAAAGATGCCTGTATTTTTAAGGCGGCCAACGGAGCTATAGGATTTCACTGCTTTCATAATTCGTGTTCCGATAAGACATGGCAGGACGTCAGAAGACTTTATGAGCCAGATGCCTATGACCGGCAGTACGTTCCGGATCAGCGCCATCCCAATTATCGAAATCCGAATTATGTGGTTGAGAAAAAGGAAGAGGTTAAGATCGTAGAAGGGCAGCCGGTGTTTTTTACAACAGAACAGATCCGGCTTCTTGAAGAACCGCCAGAGGAATTTATCAAAACCGGGATCGATACGATAGATGAAAAGATGCGCGGTTTGAAAAAAGGATTTGTGAGTTGTCTCAGTGGCCTGCGGGCAGCCGGAAAAAGCAGTGTTATATCTCAGCTTACGATCGAGGCCGCAGAGCAGGGATACCGGACAGCACTATTCAGCGGAGAGTTAAAGCCGAAGAATCTTTTAAAATGGCTGCTCTTGCAGGCGGCCGGAAAGCAGTATGTGAGCCAGACACAGTATGATTACTATTACGTTGTTAGAAGTCCGTATGATGAGATCATATCCAAATGGCTTGATGAAAAGGTTTGGGTTTATAACAACTACTATGGGAATAACTTTGGGTCGATTATGACCCAGATCAGGAAGTGTGTAACGGAGCACAAGGTCGATCTGGTAATATTGGATAATATGATGGCATTAAACCTTATGGAGATGGGATCGGACAAGTACCAACAGCAGAGCCATTTTGTGGAGAGCCTGGAGGACTATGCGAAGCAGGCGAATATACATATTCTCTTTGTAGCCCATCCCAGAAAGTCAACCGGTTTCCTGCGCCTGGACGATGTGTCAGGAAGCAATGATATTGTGAACCGTGTTGATAATGCATTTATTCTTCACCGGGTGAATGAGGACTTTAAAAGGCTATCGAAGGAAATGTTTAAGTGGAAAGCAGATGATCCCCTGTACCAGTGCAGCAATGTCATAGAAATTTGTAAGGATCGTGATGGCGGCGTCCAGGACGAATTTGTCCCGTTGTATTTTGAGCAGAGCACGAAGCGGTTGAGAAACAGTCCGGGAGAGACAAAAACGTATACATGGACTGAGAAGATTGGAGAATATATCAGGAATGATTTTGAGAGCGTGCCGCTTGATGAACAGCTGCCGTTTGACTGAGGTGAATTATGAACAATGAACAGATGAAAGAAATATTCTGGCAAACGTATAACGTCTTCTGGAACAAGTGGAAGAACGTGCTGCTTACCAGACAATCACCGGAATGGGATGAAATTGTAGAAGAAGGCCGGGAGCTGATCAAGAAGTACCATTGTGATATCTGTAGTCACATGATAAGTGATATGATTCAGATCTTGAAGGAGAGGTATGAGAAAGAGGAGAGGAAAGGCGGGACATAGTTGTGACATCACAACTGTTTCGGCGGTCAAAACTTTTGGATAGAAGAAGGGAAGGATAGGGAATGACAGCTAAGGAGTATTTGAAAGAAATCAAAAAAATAGATGTGGCCATCGACCAGAAACAGATCGAGTATGAGACCCTTAAGGGAAGCCGTACATATGTAGGCGGTACGGATTATTCTGCGGAACGGGTTCAGACTTCGCCTGATGGATCGGGTTTTACTCGGATATCAGACCGGATAACTGACATGCAGCGAGAGATTAACGACGAGATAGACCAGTGGCACGATATGAGACATGAACGGATCGGGCAGATACAGCAGCTTTCAAAGGTGGAGTATGTGGATATACTGTTCAGAAAATATGTGCAGTATCAGTCATTAGAGACGATCGCGGGAGATCTTGATAAGTCATATTACTGGACATGTCACCTTCATGGGGAAGCACTGCAAGAATTTGAAGAAAGATTTTTAAAAGTCAGCAACTAACCGCAAGACTTATTTTGTCAAGTGTGCTATAATAGTACTGTAAAAAGTGTATCAATAAAACACAACCCTGACACGCTTTTTCGGCAAGGTCTAAAAGTTCTCCCTTAACAGACCTTTCAAAATCAATAAGGGCAATATCGGAGGCGATCCGGTATTATGTGGAGCATACCATCAATGGCAGATGGACAGGGTCGCGCCCTGGGTTCCGGTTCGATTCCGTGATGTTCCGCTTCGTTCATCATAAGATTTTCTCCTTTGGAAGAGTTCTTGCAGAGATGTGAGGGCTTTTCTTATACCACAAAAACAGAGAGGCGATATGAAGCAAGATAAGAAACTGCAAATTATCATGATCTGGATAACAATAATGGCTCTCTGGATTAATCAGATTGCTATGGCTCATCGGTGCCATGAAAGTCATCAGCTTCTGTGGGAAGGTCTGATTCGCCAAGCGGAAATTGGAAAGAGCCATCTCGAGAGCGCGAACCAGTATCTGGAGGAGCTAGATAAGGTCATCAAATCATATAGCGGATAGCGTCAGAAAGGAAGTGATTTCATGGGAAGACCACTGAAAATTAAGTCTCCGGAGGAGATGGAGCAGTTATGGGAAGAGTACAAGCAGGTATGCGATAACCAGAGTGTACTGACCCATGAATTCAGCTCCAAAAATAGCGAATTTGTCAGCAAGGAATTGAAACGGAGCGTCACGTATACAATCGAGGGATTCTGTGTATATCTGGGAATGGCAAGACAGCGGTTCTATGAGACTTATACCGAGAAGAAGCGATATAGTGACATCGTCACACGCATACGAGAGGAATGCGAGGCCGACGCCCGCCGCAAGTTCGAGTTGCAGGTGATCCCGTCACAGCTGGCCGGACTCTGGATGAGCAAGTACGGATATACCACAAAGGTCGAGAACAACCTATCTGGAGGACTCGACAACGAGAAGAGCAAGCTGGACGACCTGATCGGACAGATGCGAGGTGATGAGTAGTGAGTGCTGAAAGGCTGCTGCTGTCGAAAAAGTATAAGGCGTTTCTCCGATGTGATGCACCTGTGGAGTTTTTGGAAGGGACAACCTACGCTGGCAAGACAACGGTAGGCCTATTCAAGTTCATGCTCAAGGTCGCCGAGTCCCCGAAGAAGCTACACATCATCGCGGCCAAGGACACAGGCACCGCCGAAAAGAACATCATCAATAAGGATTTGGGAATCATTGACGACTTCGGGATCCTGGCTGAGTACAACGGCAACGGATCTAAGGACGATAAAATTCCACATATCCTGTTTCACACATCCAGCGGTGATAAGGTCATATATGTGATGGGATACGGCGATAAGACTAAGTGGCAAAAGGCTCTTGGCGGCCAGTACGGCTGCCTGTACATCGACGAGATCAACACAGCAGACATTGAATTTGTGCGGGAAGCATCTATGCGTTGTGATTACATGATGGCGACGCTTAACCCGGACGATCCGAGCCTGGACGTCTATAAGGAGTATATCAACTGCTCCAGGCCGCTTCCAGAATGGGAGGAAGAGACACCACAAGAAATTAGAGAAGAACTGAGAGAGGAACCAAAACCCGGTTGGGTGCATTGGTTCTTTTCTTTTACCCATAACCTGGGTCTCTCGAAGGAGAAGCTGGATCAGATTATGACGAACACGCCGAAAGGCACGAAGATCTGGAAGAACAAGATTCAGGGATTGCGAGGGAAGGCAACCGGGCTGATCTTTCCGAACTTCGACCGGAAGAAGCACGTTGTCAGTGCAGAATGGGTACGACAACAGATTGCGTCCGGCAAGATCAAGTTTAAGAAGTTCAGCGCCGCCTTGGATACATCATACTCCAGCAAGTCACCTGATACCATCGCCATGATCTTTCAGGGGATTACCATGGACCGTCGTCTGTTCGTGTTGGACGAGAAGGTATACAGTAATGCGGACCTATCGCAGCCTCTTGCGCCATCGGATGCCGTAGGGAAGTTCCTGGACTTCCTGGAGCACAACCGGAAGGAATGGGGACTTGCCAGAGACGTATTTATTGATTGTGCGGATCAGGCGACAATCATGGAGCTGAAGAAGTGGAAACGCCTTCATGGCAGCTTGTACACATTTAACGACAGCTACAAGAAAGTGGAGATCCTGGACCGTATCAAGTTTATGCTGGGCTGGATCCAGCAGGGCTGTTACCTGGTTGTAGATACGTGCAGAGAGCACCTGGGAGAACTGGACCGGTACAGTTGGCAGGAAGATAAGGATCTCCCCGAGGACCGTAACGATCATACGATTAATGCATCACAGTATGGCTGGATCCCATACAGGGGGATTATAGGATTTGAGGAGGCAGAGAAATGAAATGGAAAGATATAGACGGATTTGAAATATAATATTTGCTATGGAACAGCAAGGGATAGAGCAAAAAGAAATACTGACTATTACGGCCATGCGAAGAAACATAAGCGCCCAGTTACACAAATGGACGTAAACGGGAAAATCGTGAAGCTATGGGGCGGGGCAGTAGACGCAAGCAAAACTTTAGGCATATGCGGCACGATGATATGCAAATGTTGCAGAGGCATTCAGGAAACGGCGGGTGATTATATATGGCGATACACATAAAAGAGGTGGCACAGAAATTGAACGAGAATATCAAACGAGGGATCCGGAGCTGGCTTGATGTCCAGCCGGCCATGGGGCAGAGCATACAGATTCAGGAAACAATGGACTTTGAACTCAACGCGATTCGGAACCGGATCTGGTACCGCGGGGACAGTAACGAACTGGAACAGATGTATCAGAGCGTCAATGAGTATGCGGATAAGTATAAGTTCTGGGCCAGTAAATGTACACCTGGCATGGAGATGCGGAAGATTCATACGGGCCTCCCTGGTCTGATCGTGCGGATCCTCTCCGGGATTGTGTTGGCCGATATGAATGATTTTGAGTTTGAGAGTCCGGCACAGGAACAGCTCTGGAAGGAGATAGAGAAGGAAAATAAGTTCAGGAAGGCCCTGGAGCGGTCTGTTAAGGAAGTATTGTATATTGGTGATGGCGCCTACAAGGTGACGATCGACACAAACTTGAGCCAGTACCCGATCCTGGAATGGTATCCGGGGGAGCGGATCGAGATCATACAGGAGCGTGGCCGGCTAAAAGAGGTCGTGTTTAAAACACCATATATGGACCATCGTCAGCAGTATGTCCTCTACGAGCATTATGGTTACGGATACATCCGGAATGAGCTCTATAAGGGAGAACGCGAGGTTGACATGAAGACTATCGAAGCCACGCGGAATATATCCGACTGGAAATTTGACGAGACGGTGATCCTGGCAGTGCCGCTCAAGGTGTATGAGAGCACGAAATACGAGGGTCGTGGTGGCTCTATTTTTGACGGCAAACTGGACAGCTTCGATGCATTTGATGAGGCCTGGTCGCAATGGATGGACGCGCTCCGGGCAGGAAGGGCCAGGACATACATTCCAGAGTCATATATTCCACGAAATCCGGAAACCGGGGAGCTGCTGAAGGCGAGTGCATTTGATAACCGGTTCATTGCCGGCGACGACAACATGGGTGAAGGTGGAAAGAACCAGATTCTAACAGAGCAGCCAGATATCCCGCATGAGAGCTATCTTGCCAGCTATGTGACGGCTTTAGACCTCTGTTTGCAGGGGATCATAAGTCCTTCTACTCTCGGTATTGATGTTAAGAAGCTGGACAATGCCGAGGCGCAGCGTGAGAAGGAGAAAGCCACGCTGTACACCCGTAACGCCATTGTGGAGGCTCTGCAAGAGGAACTGCCGGAAGTGATATCGGCCTGCATCAACGCCTGCCATATCCTGATGAAGCAGCCGATCGAGGGGGTGAAGGTAGAGATCCCATTCGGTGAATATGCGAATCCATCATTTGAGAGCCAGGTCGAGACGCTGGCTAAGGCCCGTCCTGGATCCAGTATTATGAGTATTGAGGCACAGGTCGAGGAGATGTGGGGAGACAGCAAGGACGAAGCGTGGAAGGCAGAGGAAGTAAAGCGACTGAAAGCGGAGCAGGGAATCACGGAGGTTGAGGAACCAGGCATGAATATGGCTGCCGGTGGCTTCATGGTCAACACGGAAGGAGGCAATCCAGATGAAGGTCAAAGTAATGAATCACCTGTACCAGATGAACCAGAAGGAGTACCAGGGGCTGCTCCAGACGGCAAGTGAGCAAGTCCCTTTTGGAATCTACGCGATTGAGAAACAAGACTATGCGGAGCTGCGCTGCGATAAGTGTACGAGCGTTACTCAGCTTAAAAACCTAACGCGGCAGTTTAAGGCGCAGGGATTCAAAGTATATGCAAACGGGAGGTGATGCTGTTGGCGGATTATGATATCGGCGCCGCCTTCGAGGCGATCGAGGACGAGTTGATCGCTTCCATGATCCGTAATATGGACCATCACCGAGCATGGGAAGATGACGAGGGGATCCAGTGGAGCATGTGGCAGGCAGAACAGTTAAAAACGCTGGAGAAGTATAAGAAAGCCAATCAGAAGCGCTACGGGAAGCAGTTTAAGGATATTAATGGTCAGATTGGAGAAATCCTTTACAAGGCAAGGCAGACTGGGAATATGCAGCAAGAGATCCGGATCCTGAACGCCATTAAGAATGGATTTGCCGGCGCAAATAAAGTTTCCCAGGGTACCGCGGCAGAGTTCTTCCGTCTAAACAACCGGAAGCTGGAGGCACTGATCGAGGCCACAACAAACGATATGGAACGGGCAGAGACAGCAATCCTCAGGAAAGCTAATGATGAGTACCGGAAGGTAATATACAACGCTCAGGTCTATGCGAATACCGGCGCTGGCACTTACGAGAAGGCTGTGGATATGGCTACAAAGGATATGCTGTCCCGTGGTCTTGCATGTATAGAGTATGCAAACGGAGCCCGTCATACCCTGGCGGATTATGCAGATATGGCAATTAGGACGGCTAGCAAACGGGCGTATCTGACCGGGGAAGGGGAGAAACGGCAGGAATGGGGGATTGCTACCGTAATCGTCAACAAGCGTGGCAATCCGTGCCCGAAGTGCCTTCCGTTCTGTGGCAAGGTGTTGATTGATGATGTATGGAGCGGCGGAAAGAAGTCTGACGGCCCGTATCCTCTTATGAGTAAGGCCATAGCCGCTGGTCTATATCACCCGCGATGTAAGGACAGCCATACAACCTATTTCCCTGGGATATCCACAGCCGACGATACGTGGACAAAGAAGGAATTGGAGGCGGTCGGACAGGCCAATAAGCAGGATGCCGAGCGGCAGTATGCTGCAAGGCAGGCAGAGAAATATGAGCGGCTGGAAAAACACTCTTTGGATGCAGATAACCGGAAGCAGTATAAGCAGAAAGCCAATACCTGGCAGGATATAGTGGATGACAACAAAAGAAAGACAGAAGCTTTAAAAGCTAATCCTGAAGTGAAAAAAGAATCCAAAACAGAAAAAATGATGAAGCAGCTGGAAGCGTCCAAGAAAAAGACGGAGGAATCCAAGCAGGAGCTTATCCGCACATATATGGAAATGCAGGGGATGTCTTATGATGAGGCTCAGAGGAAAGTAGAGCAATTTGTAGATGACGCAAGACAGAAAATACGTGGGAAATCTATCACAAAGAAATGATTAGAACATGCAGGATACCCCTGACGTGTTATTTTTATGCCCAAACGCGACAAGGCCTTAAAAGGTGCGCGGCCAGTGACACTGATGACAATGGATCAGGTAACAGAGAGTGACACTCTTAGAAATGGAAAGGAGCTATTAGACCATGAAGAAAATGAATTTACAGTTTTTTGCGGAATCCGCAGGAAGCGCTGCTGGAACTGAACCGACAGCAGGAGCACAGGGACAGCAGGCACTACCAGCAACAGGTCAGCAGACAACAGTGCCGCAGATTGACTATGGCAAAATCCAGCAGATGCTTGACGGAACATTACAGGCTAAAGAAGACACAGCCCTTAAAGCCTATTTCAAACAGCAGGGGCTGTCCGAGGAAGAAATGAAGCAGGCCATCGCAGCATTTAAACAGCAGAAGGCCGCAAGTCAGCCGGATGTGAGCGCTCTCCAGACGCAGGCAGCGCAGGCCCAGGCCATGGCTCAGCAGGCGATGCTGGAAAAAGAGGCAACGCTTACCGCAATCAGCCTGGGACTTGACGCAAAGACAATCCCATATGTCCTTAAAATGGCAGATTTAAGCCAGGTCACGGGGCAGGACGGGAAGATCAATGATGAGTCGCTGAAAAATGCGATCAATAAGGTACTGGAAGATGTACCGGCATTGAAACCGCAGGCGGCAGGGGCTACGGGTTTCATTCAGGTGGGGGCAGCCAGCGCAGGCCAGCAGATAACAAATGAACCTATGACGCTGAAAGACGCTATTTCAGAAGCACTTAAAAAATAAGAAAAGAGGTATAGGATATGGCAGTAACATTAGCACAGGCAAAACTTAAGACACAGGACAAATTGTCTATGGCGGTCATTGATGAATTCCGTAAGTCCAGTTTTTTAATGGATCATATGATTTTTGACGACTGCGTTTCTCCCGTAGGCAGCGGGGCAACCATGACTTATGGGTATTACCGGGTGATCACACCATCTACAGCCAGTTTCCGCGCGGTTAATGCGGAATATACGGCGGACGAGGCCAAGAAACAGAAGTACACCACAGATCTTAAGATTTTTGGAGGCGCATTCGAGATTGACCGTGTGATTGCGGATATGGGAGGCGTGGATGATGAGGTGACCTTCCAGATGCAGCAGAAGATAAAGTCTGCGTCCGCACTGTTTTCCGAGACACTGATTATTGGTGATTCCAGCAAGAATGAAAAGAGTTTTGACGGCTTGGAGGTGGCTGTAACTGGAAGCTCCACAGAGTACAAGCCCAGCGCGGCAATTGACCTTTCCACTACAGCCAAGGTGACCGAAAATTATCAACTGTTTCTGGACCAGCTGGACGAGTTCCTGATGGGCCTGGACGGCAAGCCGGATTTTATCGGCGGTAACCTGAAATTAATTGCGAAAATTCGGGCATGCGCTCGCAGGGCAGGGATGTACCAGGTAACGAAGAATGATTTCGGCCAGCAGATTGAAAGCTACGGAGATATTCCGCTGGTAGATTTCGGCGCAAAGAGCGGTTCCAACGATCCGATTGTATCCATCGACACGTCATCCAACACAAAAGGAGAGACGTCCCTGTATGCGGCAAGGATTGCCCTGGATGGATTCCACGCGGTTTCTCCTTCCGGAGGCCTCCCTGTTAAACAGTGGCTGCCGAAGTTCGAGGAAGCCGGCGCGGTAAAGAAAGGTGAGGTTGAGATGCTGGCGGCCGCGGCCCTTAAGGCAACCAAGGCAGCCGGTATTATGCGCAAGATCAAGGTGCAGTAAGGAGGAACATTATGCCAAACGAAATGAAATATGGAAATGTGGATTGGCCTTCTGGTTCTCCTGTCAGTGGGGAGAGACTGGCCACCGCCGGGGAATATACAGGGAAGCACAAAGGGACCGTCATGCAGGATAGTCTTTCTGACGCAGACAACAAGGCATATCTGAGAGCACGTGAGACAGTTCGGTATGGAACACTCACGCCAGATGCCGGGGACAGCAACTTCCCAGACAGACTTATTACTGTTGGATATGCCGCAACGGGAGCAGTTAAGGAAATCTCCTTATCCGGAGTGACTTACAATGCTAAAGACAAGGTATTTGAGGACGTCCCAAGCAAGACGAAATCATTTACATTTAAGGACGGGGAGACACCTAAGACAGCAACTAATGCAGACGGTACATGGTCTGTCACATAGGAGGTGCCTTATGCTCTATGAACCTTATACCACCTGTGAGTACTACTGTGACGCATATAAGGGAACAGTAATCCCCATGAACGAACTGGACAAGGCCCTTAAGCAGGCCAGCCGCCACATTGATTCCCTGACCTACAACCGTATTGTGGGTCGGGGATTTTCTAACCTGACGGCCTTCCAGCAGGATGTCATCCAGGACGTGGTCTGCCAGCAGGCGGACTTTGAGTATGAGAACGTGGACGAGATTAACACCATCCTGCAGGGATACAGTATTAATGGAGTGTCGGCTCAGTTTGGCAGCTCCTGGAATCTATTCACGGATAAGGGCATTGCCATGAAACGTGATGTGTACGCGCTACTGTCCCAGACAGGCTTGTGCTGCCGGATAGCGAGGTGATGTTATGAGATATCCGTGTTTAGTACCTAAAAAGCTTTGCAAGGTAGATATACACGTTCATCTGGAGTCTGAAGACGTAAATAACCATGGCGAGCCGGAGCGGGTAATTGATCTGGATCTGAAATGTAACTTTCAGGACAGGGCAAAGACAATTCTGACCACGGAAAAGAAACTGATCCAGATCACCGGCACGGCCATGTTCCCGGGAGATATCGCACCGGACTTCCCAATACTCAGCGGTGGCACCGTGACTGTGTTCGGTCAGGAGCGTCAGATCGAGCAGGGAATGAAGGCCAGAAATCCAGACGGAACGGTTAACTATTGCCAGCTGGAGGTGATCTGATGCAGGTACAGTCATCGGTGAAGATGAATTTTCCGAGGATCAAGCAACTTACCCAGACAGCAGTCACCGCACTGGAAATGACGGCGGAGGCGCTGCATACAGAGGTAGTTCAGGCGCAGGTTATGCCATTTGACAGCGGTCACCTGGAAGAAGATGCAACCTTTGTAGACTATGGAGATTCCAGACATGGAAGGGTGAGGCTGGTTTCTAGTACGCCGTATGCCCGCCGGCTTTACTATCATCCGGAATATGATTACCAGACAGACGAGAATCCGTTTGCCGGTGGTGAGTGGTATGCGCCATGGCTGAAAGGCGGAAAACAGGAAGACTTTGCAAAGAACGCATTTAAACAGTTTTATAAGAGAGTAGGTGGTGTATGATGCTGACACTGGATAATATCCGGGGATATATTGCAAGCCTGGGAATTGCCGAGGACAGCAATGTCTATATCGGCAAGCTAAACAGTAAAAAAGAACGTTCCATCGGTGTATACCACCGAAAAGACAGCGGCCCTCCGGTGATGGCTCTGGGAGGCTACGAATACAGCAGTCATGATATCCGGCGAATCTCCCTGCTGATCCACTGGAATAAGAGCGTGCAGGCGTCAGAGCAGGCCGCCTATGAGTTATATGAGAAACTTAAAAATGTATCCAGCCTATCCATAGGGGATACGCCCATTCACTGCATCATTCTTCAGGTGCCCGAACCGGTTGACGTGGGGACAGATGATAAGGGTGTATACGAATATGTGATATGGTTGGATTTTGTATATCAGAGAAAGTGAGGAACAAGAAATGTCAGAAGCAGCAAGAGTATTTCCAGTACACAATAATAAATTTAAGTTCGGGACGAAGGGGTTAAGCAGCGTAGAACAGGATATGGCAGTTCCGAAGGATTTAACCAATTTCGCTCCGTCCATCGACAACACAACAGATGAGTGGTACGCCATGGATGCGGAAGGTTGGGCGAAAAGCGCAGTAGTCGGCAAGAAACTCAGCTTTTCCTTCCAGGGGAAGAGAAGTGTTGGCGATCCGGGAAATGACTATATAGCTGGTTTATTTATGGCTATGGGCAGCGATGCAATGACAAAGTTTGAATGGGAAATGGTATCTGGCGCAAAGCTGGCGTTTGACTGTGTTATTAATGTGACCACACCCGGAGGCGGAGACACCGCGGCACTTGATGCGTTGGAATTTGAAGTGGTCTGCTATGGCAAGCCAACTTTTACTCCGGCGAAACCGGCGAAACCAGCAGGATAAGGAGGATTAGAACATGGCAAAGATAATTGATATTACGGATAAGCTTACATTTGATGGCAACCCTTCCCTTAAAATCAGGGGGAAGGTACTGGAGGTCAACGCAGATGCCCCCACCATGCTGAAGGTCATGGGGCTGATGGGAAATGGTGATCCGGGGCCGAAGGAAATCGTGGATATGTACGAGATGATGTTCCCGGAGAAGTCCCAAAGAGAGATCGAGAAGATGAAGCTGAACTTCAACGATTTGGTCACGGTAGTAGAAGCGGCTGTTGGCTTAATTATTGATACTGATGGTGACGGCCGGGGGGAGCAGTGACCCGTACTACGATCTGTTTGAAGACTGGGATTTGATTATCTCCAGTTTCCTGTCGCAGTATGGGCTGAGAATAAGGACGAAAGAATTTGAGTCGGTCAGCTGGGATGAGTTTAAATCTCTTCTGGCCGGAATCGATCCGGAAACTGTGTTGGGGCGCATCGTGGCGATCCGGTCAGAGACGGATAAGGATGTAATCAAACACTTTACGGCAGACCAGAAACGGATCTATGACGAATGGCGCAACCGTCAGGCAGATCAGATGAGCCCGCAGACTTACAATCAGCAAATGGATTATCTGGAGCGGCAAATGGCATGGTTATGCGGAGGTGGCTGAGATTGAGAAGATGAAAGCAGAAAGAGAAAAAGTGCGGTGCCCGTACTGCGGGTATCCAGTAAATGCAATCCGAAATCCGGACGCCAGGTGTAAGGGCGTCTTTTTTAAATGCAAAAATAAGGATTGTAAACGAGTATTTGAGTTAAAGATTTAAGACGCTGTGCCGATGTGCCTGTCTTACAGAAGAGTAAAGGCAGGTGATAGTATGGCAGCTGAGAGCGTCGGACAAATTGGTCTTGACCTTACAGTAAATGATCGAAGTTTCAAGAAGCAGATGGCCGGCATTCAGGGTATGGCGAAGAAGGCAGGCGCCGCCCTGGCTGCCGCGTTTGCAGTTAAGAAGATTATAGATTTCGGGGCCTCCTGTATTGAGTTGGGGTCCGATCTTGCCGAGGTTCAGAACGTTGTTGACGTGACATTCCCCCGTATGTCGAAAAAGGTAGATGAGTTTGCCCGGAATGCGGCGGGATCCTTTGGCCTGTCCGAAACGATGGCAAAGAAGTTTACCGGCACGTTCGGAGCTATGGCAAAAGCCTTCGGATTCAACGAGCAGGCGGCCTATGAGATGTCGACAGCTCTTACCGGCCTGGCCGGAGACGTTGCGTCATTCTATAACATTTCCCAGGACGAGGCATACACAAAGCTGAAATCAGTATTTACGGGTGAGACGGAATCCCTCAAAGATCTCGGAATCGTCATGACCCAGAGCGCGCTTGACAGCTATGCACTTGCGAATGGATTTGGCAAAACAACGGCCAAAATGACAGAAGCCGAGAAGGTAGCATTGCGGTATAAGTTCGTGACAGATCAGCTGACCCTGGCTTCTGGTGACTTTATCCGGACATCGGACGGATGGGCGAATCAGGTGCGCATCTTAAAGCTTCAGTTTGACAGTTTGAAAGCGACGATCGGCCAGGGACTCATCAATGTACTGACTCCTGTTATTAAGGTTATTAACCTCATAATCAGTAAACTGATGAGCCTGGCCAATGCTTTCAAGTCATTCACAGAGTTGATCACTGGCAAGAAATCCGGCGGAGGTGTATCCGCTGCGGCTACAGGCATGGAGGATATAGCCGGATCTGCGGATAATGCGAGTGCTGCCATGGGAGGAGCAGGAAATGCCGCAAAGAAGGCCGCGAAAGATATCAAGGGAGCCACAAGTGGCATTGACGAGCTTAATATTATTCAGGCACCAGACAGCAGTGGCTCCGATGGAGGAGCGGGCGGCGGGTATACTGCTGATGAGTTTGATATGGGTGAGGTTGACACCTCAGCTATAGACGAAATGGACAGTAAGTACCAGGGGCTCATCGATAAGGCCAGAGAGCTTTCCAGTCTGTTTAAGGGTGGATTTAATATTGCCTTTGGCAACAAAGATGTTTTAGACAGTATCCAGCAGTCCATCAGTAACATCGGACAGAGTTTAAAAGACATATTTCTGGATCCGGCTGTTGTTTCTGCGGCAGATAATTTCCTGAACAGTCTTGTTTTTAACCTTGGGAAAGTCGCCGGAGGCATGGCTTCCGTGGGTGCGTCAATTGCGGATAATCTGCTGGGCGGGATATCGAAATTTTTAGAACAGAACAGCCAGAGGATTAAGGATTATCTGATATCCATGTTTGATATTGGGTCAGATATCACCAATATTGTTGGTCGGGTAAGTGAAGCTTGGGGAACGGTTTTTGAGGCGTTCCGGAGTGACAGTGCAAAGCAGGTCGCCGCTGATATTATAGGTATATTTTCTTCTGCTTTTATGGGAGTCATGGAGCTGACAGGAAAATATGTTAGAGATATATTAGATGTACTTACAGCACCGTTTGTTCAGAATAAGGAGCTTATAAAGACAACGCTGGAGGACACGTTTAGTGCAGTAGAACCGATTTTTTCAGAGGTAAAGTCCATTGTTGACGAAGTGGCCGATAAACTGAATAGTACATATGACACGGCTTTTAAACCATATTTTGATAATCTGAAACAAGGGTTAGTGGAGATAGGGACAAGGTTTCTTGAACTTTACAATCAGTACATGCTGCCGTTGATAACTTATTTGTCAGAGAAGTTTTCAGAATTTCGAGCGCAGGTATTAACGCCGCTTATTGATAAATTCATGGAATTTTTCTCTAAACTGGCAGAAGCTACCGGAGTGGTATGGAATACTATTTTGAAACCGTTTGTCTTATGGTTTATGGAAGTAGCAGCGCCGATTATATCGTTATTTATAAAAAACTGTATTGATGCTTTTTTCTCTTTTTTTGAAAGTGTATCAAAAGTCATAGGCGATATCATAGATGTGTTTATCGGTCTGCTGGATTTTGTTATTGGAACGCTTACTGGAGACTGGGATAGGGCTTGGCAAGGAATAAAGAAGATATTCGGCGGTATTTGGGAGGGGATTAAGGATCTTCTTGGTGCTGCATTAAATTGGATTCGTCTGCAAATTGAATTACAATTTGGCTTAGTCAAAGCAACGATAGAATATATCTGGAACAACATTAAAACATTCATTTCCGGCCTTTGGAACGGCTTAAAAGACTCAGCATCAGAGATATTCAACAGCATCAAGGATAAGCTGTCTGAAATCTGGGATAGCGTAAAGACCACCATCGAAGAGAAGTGGAATGCCATCAAAGAGTGGTTCGACGGAATCTGGCAGAAAATCAAGGACATCTTCAATCTTGACGAAATGCTGGAAGTCGGAAAAAACATCATGAACAAACTTTGGGAAGGTATGAGCAATATCTGGGAAGACGTGAAAAACTGGCTGGGCGGCATTGCAGATTTTGTAGGAAGTGTCTGGGACGGTATTGTAGATGGCGCAAAGAATCTGTTCAAACGAGGAAAAGAAGAAGCTGAAGAAGAAAGCGCCAGCGACAACTCCGGGCCCGGAAAGGACACCGGATATGTCAGCAGCGGTCCAGGTGTAAAAGGCCATGCGACAGGAGGTTTCCCAAAATCTGGGCAGATGTTTGTTGCAAATGAAAATGGCAATCCTGAAATGATTGGTAAGTGGGGCGGTAAGGCAGCGGTTGCCAATAATATGCAGATTACCCAGGGAATCTCGCAGGCGGTACAGGGAGGCATGAGAGCAGCCATTACACCATTGGTTAATAGCATAAGGAGTATGACAAGCAATGTAACGCCGCGTCTGGCAATGGTGGGATCATCGAGTCCTGGCTATGAAGACACCGGGAGAGTACGGGATATGGTTGATAAGGCCGTTGCAATGGCAGCCAGACCGGACGGCATGAGCGAGCAGTACTTAATCATCATGATTGACCTGCTCAAAAAGATCATTGAACTGATCGAGAACCTGGACTTGACTGTGAACATTGATATCCGCGAGATTAAAAAGAAACTGGTGGATCTGGAAAAGCGTTCCGGACTCACCTTAAGAACAACGTAAAGGAGGCGGTGCTGTATGGCAGTCATTACAATCAACGGCCGGGAGTTTCCGGCTCCCGACATTGGGGGAAATCTGGTTGTTGCTACAAACGTGAGTGACGGGAAGAATGCACTGGGGGAATTTATCGGCCAGCGTGTAGGCCGCGACCAGTACAAGTTTGAAAATCTCCAGTGGAAGTTTCTGCCGGCTGAGACTTGGGCGACCATGCTCCAGGAGTTTGACAAGTTCGTGGTGACGGCCAAAGTTCCCGATATGGTACATAACCGCATGATGACCATACGGATGTACCCGGGGAACCGGACGGCGACGCCGGCGGAGTTCGACCCTTCTGGCCTGCCGACGTTATACAAGGACTGTAAAGTAAACATTGTTGACTGCGGGGTGATGGAGTAATGCAGACGGCAAGCCAGGCGTATAAAGAGGTTATGAGAAATAAGTACAGGGACCCATTGTCCTATATCCGGGTGACAATCGGTGTTATTAACCAGGAAGCGCAATCATCGGCCTATGTGCCGCACCCTGAAAATTACACCTATTACAGCAACCTGAAATGGCCCCTGGATAATTACCAGGTGCAGGAGCTGTATGCCACCTGTGATCAGGATTACACCGCGGTGGACGGCAGCATGTATTTCCTGCCGCGGGCCAGGGAGGATGTAGTCCTCAATCAGGGAATTGTGTCGGAGGATCTTCCGGGATCCATAGAGATACAGTTTCCCATCAGATATGACATTAAGGGGCTGACGGTCGAGTTTGGCCGGGCATACCCAGTAGATTTCCGGATTGAGTCTGATAATAAGACCGTGGAGATTGCCGGGAATGCCACGGAACATTTTGTGACAGAAGAAATTTTTGAGGGAGCAACATTCCTGCGGTTTGTGCCGGCTTCCATGGCCAATGGACAGAGCAGATTCAGGATCCACCAGCTGACCATGGGAATCGGAATCTATTTTGATAACCGGAAAATCCTTTCAGCCACGAAGAAAGAGCATATCAGTCCGATTATGGAGGAACTTCCCACCCTGGACTTTGACATGACTATTGAAAACAAAGACCGTGCGTATGACGTGGAGAATGAGGAGAGTACAGTTAATTTCCTGGAAGCCGGGCAGGAGGTCAAGGTTCTGTACGGCCAGGAACTGGATAACGGGACGGTGGAGTGGCTGCCGGGTGCAACGGTGTATCTCAGGGAATGGTCAGCAGATGATGAAGAAATGAGCTTTGCTGCAACGGACCGCTTTGAAAGCATGGACGGAACCTATTATAAGGGAGAGTATCGGTCGGAAGGAATCAGCCTGTATGATCTGGCCGTTGATGTGCTGAAGGACGCCGGCGTGGATAGCCGGACATATTGGCTGGACAACTATTTAAAGGACGTGTCGGTATGCAATCCGATGCCGGTGGTATCCCATAAGGAAGCGCTGCAATTAATTGCTAATGCCGGGCGCTGTATCCTTTATCAGGACCGGAGCGGAAATATCTTTATGAAATCGAGTTTTGTACCGGACATGGAGGCAGCATCTGACAATGAGGCGTATTTCAGCCATGCCGGAGCGGTTCTGGATAAGAAGGCCAAACAATCTTACGCCATGACAGCCAGAGATTATACAGATGTGCAGCCGACACAGTACTTCCTTCCGCGTCAGGAGACAGGGAAGGCATATCTAAACACCGGTTATATCTCGGAGGCTGTGGCCGGCGCTGACGGGACGTTTGCGGTTAATCCTGCCGTAGAAATCAGCCTGGAAGCGCGGTATAAATGCTTCGGACTGACTTTGGAGTTTGGCCGGAACAATCCGGACACGGTAATTTTCCACGCCAGCCTAGCCGGGGAGCTGCGGGAAGATTATATGGTATCCGGGCTGACAGCCATGACAGTTATCAGTCACGAGTTTCCGGAGTTTGACCGGCTGGTTCTGGAATTCACGAAAGGCTGTCCGTATAACCGGGTGATACTGAATAACATCATTTTCGGGGACAGTACGGATTATATGCTGGAATACGGCCACGAACTTACGAAGACGCCAAAGGGGACACAGCTTCCCAAAGTCAGGGAACTACATGTGGTCCGGACC